GGGGGTATCTAAGACTATGTACAATGGTCTTAGATTTATCTTTACTCCTGAGGGTAAGAGAGTTACACAGCTCGGTAGGAATGAGAACCTCTTCAAAGGGGTAGTATCAGAGGTTGATGAACTCTTTAAGACTACTAGGAGTTTGGAACCGGGAGTTATTAGTAAAATTGAGTCCGCTGCTAGGAGTAACATAGCTGAGCTTCTAAGTACTGCAACCAAGAAGTCAGAAGAGATGGTCCGGCACTTGTCCTTTTCAACTGGCTGGTATATATCCAAGGAGGCTTATCCAACCCTGTCTGATAGTGGAAGGATGATCTTTGCTCGGGACTTCATGGACAGGACCATCGGCAACTATACTGCATCACAAAGACCTACTATGTTCCAAGGGACTTTTGGTGTGGCAATGGGACTATTTCAGACTTACATGCTTACCATGGCTCAGAGTATGTATCGACATCTGGAGAAGCAAGAATTTAAAGCTCTTGCTAAGATGATGCTGGTACAAGGAGGGATTTTTGGAGCTAAGAGCCTTCCTGGTTTCAACCTTGTAAGTGAGCACATTGGGGAACACTTCTCTGATCAGAATGTGGACTTAGTTACAGGAACCTTCCGGGCTTTGCCTACCAAACTGGCGGAGAGTATTATCTATGGACTACCTAGTTCCTTTGGACAAGCTGCTGTCACGTCGCGAGGCGATATCCAACCTCGTATTCCTGATCCTACTCTTGGGATTAATGCTATACCTGCTGTTAACCTGACTGCCCAAGCCTGGCAGGCAATGTCAAGGGTTGCCAAAGCCCTGTATTCCTCAGACCAAACTGCAGGGCAGGGACTTATGGAAGCTCTCTCAGTCCAAAGTATCTCTCGTCCAATTGCTAGACTTTCGGAACTGGCGAGTGGACAATCTATTACAGGAAGGGGAAACCTAATCGCAGGACCTGCTGAGATATGGACTTGGCCCAGTGTTGTAGCAAGGGCTTTAGGTACTAGACCTATCAGTGAAGCCAGAGCCAGGGATGCCCTGCACTTGAATAGCATGTATGGCAGTTTCGATAGGGATAATAGAGCGCAGATTTCCATGAGGCTTCGCAGTCACATGAGAGGAGGTACGCTTAATGATGACGTGGTAAGTGAGCTGGCTAATGAGTACATGAGAACAGGAAGTCCCACAGGCTGGAATAGTGTGGTTAATAGTGCAATTGGGCAGACCATGCTACCAGCGGAAAGTACTGTAAGGAATTACCTAGCTCCTGATAGTCCTACATTGGCTATGATTAACAATATGTATTAAGAAAGACGGACGTGAAAAAGCCCCCAATCCAAAACATCGGAGAGGGGGCTTTTCTTTTCTCTTCTTTCTTCTTTAAAACTTATTTACGTATCCAGGATGCTAGCCATTTCATCATTACTAATTTCCGGCTCATCTACTGTAGGGCTAACCGGATAGGAAATGGCAGGAGTATAGGGATCATGAGCATTATGAGCTTCCAGCCATCGGTCTGTTTGCTGACGAAGGCCATAGTTATAATCCCTGTATTCTTCAGGACCTAACTTGGTCTTAAAGGACGCTCCACAGTTGCACGTAAGTTCAATTCTAAACATATTAATTATCCTTATTAAACAGTATGAGTACCTTCAACTCCTCGACGCATTCTTTCCAATGTGCGTTGCTGGAGCCAGTGCATTGCTTCCTCAATGTGCGTGAGTGCGCAGGCATTAGCTTTACAACTATACGGACCTTTCTGGAAGCTGCGCAGCCTATCAGCTACAATAGCTAGGAGGACTTCATGAGTGATGCCATTAACTCCTACCCCATTCTCTGAGATGGGGCCGTTTTGGAAGAGGATATAAAGATAGTTATCTCCACCAGGGGAGCTGGGGTTAGTGCTTACATCAAATCCTCCTATGTAGTAGGAATGGCAAGCCCCTCCATGTCCCGGCTCATCCAGAACTTCAATAATGAGCTTATCATTGGCTGGATTAACTTGATGATCCACAAGTGTACGCATAATAATTACTCCTTCTCGTCTTTTCCAACATTAAAAAACGGATTTGAATCTCTCTCTGCTAAGAGATTCCTTGTACCTCTCATAGTCCTCCTATACCACACCGGGGCTGATCTATCCCTAGGTGCAGCCTCTACCTCCCCTTCCTCTAGCAGTTTTATAAATTGTCTGTAGATTGTAGATTTGGAACGCCCCTGATCTTCTGCTATTTTCCCAGCTCTTACATAAGTCTCCTCATTAACCAGGTCCAGAAGCCTCAGGAGAATTGCCCTGTTCTTAAGTAGGACAGTTTCCCCTGCAAGGATAGGTCTTCTCATCCCATCCTTTAGAAGTATCACCTGCTCAAACAGGGCAGGGATATGAGTGGGAGGGAAAACCTGTCTTTGAGTATTATGCATCATTCTCTTTACCTCTCTTATTTGTTAGTTAAGAAATCTCAAAAGCTGCACGCAATGCTCTGCTTCGTGAATAGCATCGTCAAGTGCATGATGGCGGATGCCCTTGAAGGTAGGCTCAGGGATTCTTTTAATCTGGTTGGCTAATGTGTAAGAGCAATTGATCTCCTTATAACTAATCCCCAAATCAAGGAAGAATCTATCTGCATAGTCCTCAAGAATGGGAAAATCGAACTGGGAGTGCTTAGAGAAGAATTGCCTCTCAGTTCCATTATCCTTAGCTTTATTCAGGAAATTGATAAACCTTCCTAGGACCTTACGAGGGAGTTCTGTTCCGGCAAAGGCTGCTTCCCTAGCCGCTATATGCTTGGGGTCCCTCCACCAATACATAGTGTCTGGGTCATTGTGAATACTGAGCCTTTGCTCGTAGAAGATAGCCTCGTAGAATTGCTTGGAAGGATCAGTGGATACTCCACTTTCTAGGTCGAAATGAACGGCTCCAATGGAAAGGACATGACAGCCAGGTTTCTTCCCTGTTGTTTCAATGTCAATTGTGATACGATTGATCTTTTTGCTCATAGTCCTTCTAGCTCCTCAAAAACGTGGATAACGAATGTTCCATTATGCATCAGGATAGTTCCTAGGAATTCTCTTTTCCTGTCTGGGAATTGGTAATCTGTCATATAGGTAGAGAATACCCGAAGTTCATACTCTACAGGAAATGCGCAATCTCTGGGCCCTGCATAATCCACCATAAACCATAGACAGGGTGTATCTCGTTGTAGGTGACAGCTTAGAAATTTGGCCCCCTTTGGTAAGCTATATCGTAAGGTTACATGTGAATCAAGGGATACTTTGATAATTGTTTTACCGTTGCTCATTTAGAAGGGCACTCCGTTAAAAGAATCCGTTGACTGCAAGGTAGCTTCGTCCTCCTCGTCATCCTCAGGAAGCTCATCATCCTCCCCCGCTACCAGTCCCAATCTGGCCTCAATACTTAGCAACCAGGTTTCCTGCTTGGGACTTAGGGGTCGCTGGTAATTAGCTATCGAGGGTAGAAACTCATGTCTTTCCTTAGAGGAAAGATCCCTGCCTACCGCAGCTTCCATGATAGCCTCTACGCGTTGCTTAATAGTTTTCGTCATCTTACATTTCCCTTTCGTCAATTGAATAAATCCATCTGGTGGACATATCGGTATCAGAGTTATACTCCACCACCACCTTTTGCAGGGCTGCTCTGTACTCTGGCGTATCCCTCTCCCATTTCCCAGCTGTCCAAAGATTGGGATCATGCACAGTTCTGCGGAAGAGACGTATCAGCTTTCCCCTCTCCGCCACTTCTTTCTCCGGTTCTGGCGTTGCCATGCTAGTAGCCAAAGGAGACTGGCCTATCGGGTTTACAACGTTCAGATCAACAGGGGATTCGTAAAGGGGAATCTTATCTTTCCAGGCCTGCATTTCCCTCTCTGTAAGGCCAATAATTTCTCCAGGCCTGGCTTTTCTCATCTTTCCTAGAACTCTATTAAGAGCTGCTACCTGCTCTTTTCTACTAAGATATCTCATGAAACTCTCCTTCTCTCTTTAACACAGACCTGGCGTCCCGTTGCTTCTGCCATACAATTTCGTAAAGGGGTCTGCCATGCATCGGGCAAAGACAAACCCTCCTCTTGCGGCTTACTCTTTTAATATACCATCCTAGTCGTCTTAGCCTTTCTGCTCCAATGGGACTCCCTCCCCCTATCCCTACGAACTCGGCGCAATCCTGTATATCACAATAGGCAAAGGTTTTCTTGCCTTCGATTTTTAACATACCTGAGTCTCCTAGTGAAAAGTCTTTCCATCTAGTCCAATGATGACATTCTTTGATTCCTTACTCTCGTCTCTCTCCTCCTTAATCTCCATACCCTCAATTGCTACATCCCAGATTCCAAAGACATCCTCCAGGGCCATAGCGATAACAGCATTCCTATCTACCGCCCGGTCCATAAGAGCTTGAGGAATTACCTTGGCAACCTCCCCCAGCTTCCATATCTCCATTTGATTAGAGAGCTTATTGTGACGTAGGCCACAGAACTCTCGTTTCTTTAACTCTGAAGCATCCATGAAGTCTGGATGGTCAGGACGTTTGCTATCAAAGTCATCACCCTTCATTCTTTATCCCCTACTCATATGTCTAACAACTGAAATAGAATCCATAGGTGGAGCCTCTTTCGTCAGCTTACTCAGCTCTATCCCATAGACTACGCCATGCTTTCTCACCTCTGCTACGAAATTCTGAAGGTGATAGGCATCTGCAAAGGATAGGAGGACTTCTCCCCTTTCATTCTCCATGTAGATTGGCTTATACTCCAGGTGATCTACGATACTGCTTACAATCTTACTCATAGCCATACTCCTTAATCCTTAATCTCCGACTCGATAAACAAGATCAGCTTCTTTCACATTCCTCAAGAATCCTAGCATCCCCTTCTCAAAATATCCAGTTCCCCCAGAGAAGAGAATCCTATCACTGATTTCCTGCTCAATAAGGCGCTCTGGAGTTCCGCCCCAGTAGAGCTTGGTGGCATATTCATATCCCTTCGCTTCCTCTAGAGCATTCCTCCGTTTCTGCCTTTTCTTCATCCATTGCTGGAAAATCTTAATATAGTTTGTAATCATTTAGTCTAGCTCCTCTTCTGTCAAGTAGCTTAAATCCAAAAGGCTTTCATCCCAGTTTTCGTCCACTACTGCTTTAATCATGTAGCCTTGTTTCCCTCCTATCTTAATTGACTGAACCTTCTCTGCCCTAACCAGTCCCATGATAATGTCTGTAAGTTCTGCAAATTTATTGAGGTCTTTATGTACAAGTTTCCACAGGTCATTTATGGAAAGGGGAGTGTGAGTTCGTGTAAGGGTATCTAGAATAGCGGCAGTTGCTGCGGAGTTCTTTGATCTTCCAAATTCTCCAAGAGCCTTTGGCATTCGTCGTTCAGCAGCTTGTAGTATTGTGTTGGCCCTAATTGCGTCAGTGGCTGTGATAGAGTTTCTTGAATCGACTGTCGCAAGAATAATACAAAGTTTGAGTAAGTGTGTAAATCTTCTAGTTGAGTAGTGAGTGAATCGAACGTCATCAATGGGTCGAAACTCTTTGTAGATACGGTCAAGTGTTCCTTCAGAATCTGGTGTAAAAGATAGTGGTCCATGTGCGTCCTTCCTCAGTTTTGCAAGTCGAGTAATCAGCCTATCTTCAAGCTCTTTATCAGGAGCTTTAGGGAATGTTATCTTCCTACCTGTAGCCTCTGCCCCTATAAAGAGAAATCTGGAGCAGAAACCATTGCCCACAGCTTCAGGGGGAATACATAGTGCAAAGTTCTGCTGGGTATTGGCTCCTAGGATATTGATGGTAGGTTTGATGACAAAAACATCTTTACCCGTTAGCTTAGGATGATGGAAAGTAGGGAGGTTATCCCATAGGTTAGTTAGGTTGGTAACGAACTTGGTATCACTCTGTCCCATGAAGTCATTAAACTCAGGGGCTACTACAAAGGTTTCCGATACCATGTCATCAACTAAGGTCTCCAGGTCTAGATCGAAGTCATCCTCAGCTCCATATTCCGGTTTCCCAATACCAGCTAGAAACATTTCTTTAGAGACTGCATTGGGAGCGAAAGTTCTATAACCTGAAGAACGTAAGAGAAAGACTCCGGGATTTAGGGCTGTCCCTTTCCTAGCTCCTGCCCCTCCCATAAGCATGATATATTGGTTAGGGTAGATGACCGAATGACCAAAGGGTAGCCATACGTTTCTTCCTAATAGCGCGCCAAGGATGGAGATAGCCGTCCATCTATGATAGATACTGGGGGCTTCACTCTCCCCGATGTACTTGAAATAGTCCGTGAAGAAATCCTCCTTGTCAATTGCAATTCTCCTCTTCATCATGCATCACCACACGAAGATTATTACTTTTCACCCTCTCGAACAGTTCTTCCGCAAACTCTTCCCAGTTATCCGCTTGCTCATGCCCTGGAAGCAGATGCACTTCAGAATTTCTTACTCCTAGAAGTCCGTGAATTCCGGCAATTGCTCGATACCCATCCTGAGTGCTCTGAGCTGCAAGCCATTCATGAGTATGGTGTATGGACTTTCCGAATAGATATTTCATTGTGCTTTCCTCTCAACTGTCTCACCCCAACTGGGGCCTTCTTTGTAATCCACAGGAATCCTAAGCTCTCTCCCATGAATTATCACTGGTGTTCTAAAGCATTCAATTGCCTTGTCTCTAATATCAGGTCTATCCGTAAGATATTGAAACGGGGCTGAGTCATGTACCTGTGCTTTCATCCGCAGAGCCGTTGGCTCTGATTTCTGCAAAAGCCAAAGTTTCCACCAGCCTTTGTTTACTATGGCAACAGAAAGGTTCTGTGGTCCATGAGCAACAGCCGAGGCAAAGGTTTGATAGTGCTTGGCAGGATCTCCGAAAAAATACCGTACATGGCCAAGAGGACTACGAAGCATATGAGTACTAGATATCTCATTCTTAATCTCTTGATACCACTTTCTGATACGCTGGAAAGGCTCATGATATTTCCCAAGTAGGAGTCCAGCAAAGGACTTCATTGTCATCTCTTTACTGTTTTCTCTGGCTGGTGTAGGTGTAATGACTACTCCCAGAACCAAAGCAGCAAAGAGAAGATTATCAACTCCAGCGTTTTCAATGAATGTTTGCTCCTTCATCATGTAGTTAGTGCCATGCACGATCCTCTTCAGGACTTTGTTCCTGAACTCTTTGGTTACCTTCTCATACTCCATGCCGAAGAACAAAGTTCCGAGTGAGGTATAAAAATCCTTACCCGGGGTTTCCAGAGCTTCGATAAGTTTTAGATCCTGTGCCAGGTATGCAGTGCAACGGGCTTCACTTTGAGAGTTGTCAGGCTCACATATGGTATAGCCTGGATCAGCGATGAGCATTGTCTTGGCATATTGAGGGATATTTTGAATCTGAGTCCCACACCAGAAGGAAGATCTTTTACTAGCCATCCTTTCAGTTTCCGTCCCGAAGGGGTCAATGTGATACAGTAATCTACCTTCTCTCTGTACAAAGTTGAAGTAAGTGCTAATCGCCTTACGATTCTCTCTGTAGCTGACAAGTCTTGTTGTAACCGCAGCGAGGATAGGATGCTGTTCACCAATAGCTGAGAGATTCTTTGCGTCGGTTCCTCGTACAATTCTCGTGCGCTTGCCGTTAACTTTTTTGAATCCGATATGCGGGTCTTTTGCCCCAAGAACATCGTATATGTAATATTGAACTTGTTTTGGTGAAGATGGGTTGAAGCCGACTTTCTTTTTCCCACTTATATCTCCCCTGTCATCTAGGATAGTTTGTAGCTCTTCAAGCTGCTTTTCTACTAGGACTTCTCTTTCGGCTTTGAGTTTGGCTCTTTCTCTTTGGTCAATGAGGAATCCCTCGAATGCGCAATAAAGGCTAGGATAGACAAGTTTGAATTGATCAGCGTAGTTCTTCTTAGCATAAGCTGGTAACTTTCGAAGATAATGTAGTGCGATTCTTGCGGTGTAAAAGGTGTCTTTGGCATTATATCCCCAGTATTGTTGAATGTCCTTATTGGAGGAGGCTTCCTTAGCTTGAGGTTTCCACTGATAAAAGTCAGGTAAGACTAGAGATGCTACGAAGTCTAGTGACTTGGGAAGAGAGCAGTATTGCGCATGTGCCATACCCATTGTGTCAATGCAGAAGTTCCTTGGAAATATCCTATGGGCAATGAGGTGTAAGCAATCGTACTGTCCATTGTGCATTGCCTTAGGAGTGTCAGTTTCACAGGCCGCTTTGAGAAATCCCATTGCAAGGATATATTCGTAATCAGAAGGCCAGTGGCAGGAGAGGAAGTTCCAGAATGGTAGGACATAAGTCTTGAATTCCCCATTGTTTGTGAAGCAGGTGAAGGAAACACAAGTGATTACTGTGAATCCGTTTTCAACCACGTCACCAACGAAGTTGAGTTCTTCTGAGTCCAGATCGGAGCTTGATTCTTTATCAGCTTGTGATGAATCTTCCGCCAGAATCTCACCCTCAGATGAAAGGGTAACTGTTTCGATATCGACTGCCACAAAAAGACTCTGTTCAATCTGCTGAAGTGCTGAACTGAACTTATGTGTTTCATCCAGAACTGAGAAACTAAATGCCTTGGTTTCTTGGCAAGATAGCGATCTAAATTTGGTAAGGTCCGTTTCAAGGATAAACCTCCCGTGAATTATAGAGTTAATTTGGAGAAGAGGATTGCCTACGACTACAGGAACGGAGTAATCAAGACGACTGCCTCTATAAAGATCAAGAGTAGGTCGTGCTCCCGGAACACAATTAGCCAGTGTTTGCGCATTGACAAGAAAAATTCCTTGACATCCACTTGATTTAGCCTTGTCAATAAGTTGGGAAATAGTCAGGGCTTTGCTAGTGGAAATTGCAGTGTAGCCCTGCTGTCGAATAAAGTATGAGAGGACGGGAAGCATGTGCCTCTCATTCTCTTGGAAGTTAATTAGAATTTTCACTTATTCTTTTCCAGATTGACATTACTGGTTCTAATTCCATGTTCCATGATCACGTGAGGTTTAGCTTGAAGGTATCTCCGGACAGGGATCATTGCTACATCTTGGTGGATCTTTACTAGAAGATCCTGGATGACCATATAAGAGCCGTGAGTATTCATATGTTTCTGCAGGATACGAAAGACCCGAAGCTGCATATGATCTTCCCCGTCCATGTACCCTTCCTCGTAGATCTTCTTCTCATTATCCGTATGCTTAGATTCATACATGTTCTAATCCTCATGCTTAAGTTCTTGATCTGTACCCTGCACCCTTGGATGATCAGAGCATTCAAAAGCTGCGATGATAGCAGAAGCTACTTCATCAGCAAGTTCTTTAGCAAAATCTGCCCGAGCATTCACAAGTTTCAGGTACTTCTCTCGATGCTCCTTGGACCATGCCTGTCCTACTTGATAGGCAGAGAGAGTAGTACGGAGGCCATTTAGTTCGAGAAGGTCTTCTGTCGAGATATCAATGACTTCCTCCCGAGCTATCTTCAGGCCATCCAGTTCCAGCTTTACTTTGATACGTCCGTTGAAGGGTCTCATTTTCTTTAACTCCTATTGAAGAGGGTGTTAGTGCCTGCTTTGTAATCCCTCCATACTCGCTGGAGGGAGTCTGCAGGATAACGGAGAGTAGGGGGGCCTAGATAAGTACGACTGGTCTTTGAGGGCCACGTATACTTACAGGTAGATCTATGGTACTTTGCTGGGGCCTTCTCGTATCCCATTGCTCGAATTGCTTTACGAATTCGCTTGCATTTTTTCTGATTCATGACAGGTCCCTTACAAGGTTAAACTACGTTGTACTACGGAAAAGAGCTTGCAGGGAAAGCCCCTGTTTCCAAGGGCCTTCTTTACTACTCTTACTTCCTATTCCCTAACAGGGAAGGGTTATTCCGGCATGAAACGAAGATTCATGAACTCGATTTCTCCGAACTTGCCATAGGAAATACGTCCGTTGAAGGAAGTATCCCCTTCATTATCCGAAAGAAGATCAAGCATGTTACCCAACGTAATACCTGCGAGAGACTCAAGCTTCATAATCTTCTTGAAGTCGCGTTTGAATTTGCCCAAGCCCTCCCGGTCCCCTTTGTACTTCTTCGTGAAGAGGGAACCTTCCGGAACTGGAGGTTCATCATCCTTCACCAGTTCTTTAGTCTCAACGACTGCAATGGTAAGGACGATATTTTGTCCACTCTGAGCTTCTCGCTTATCTGTGGCCTCATAGGAGAAGTCCTTAATCTCTCCTTTCGTAACCTTCAGACGGTAGTCACCAGCCGGAGGGTTCAGGTAGTCGGGAGCTTCGGCAAAGTCATCAAGACTTTCGTCCATGTCCAGCATTTCGTTCAGGTCAAGAAGGGTGTTTTCGGTAGTCATGGTTTTAGTTCCTAGTAATTAAAGAGAGATTGTTGCTGGAAAGAAATGCTTCATGTGAAGTTCTGACTCTTTCTCAAGGCAGACTCCACTCCTACTTCTTGCTTGGACGTTAGGCTTGCCCAAGGTACTGCTAATTCCCGTGTGTTTGTTACCTCCTATTCTCAGGTTAATCACAGTTCCAAAGTAACCCCCAGCTTTAGGTGCAAAGGTAGTGGTTCCCAGCATTGGAAACTCTTTGGTCTTTACAATCTCCCTGTTTGGGGGTTTGCCTTGGAACGTATGAACGTAGAGGGTGTGGGCTGTCATGATCGTGTGCCCATACCTTCCGTTTTTTATTACCTGTAAGATTGGTTTAAGGAAGTTTAGTGCTGTTCCCCAATCCTGAATTTGCAGTATAGCATCATCCGTCTGACCTTTCAAGATGAAATTCACCACAGAATCAAAGAACTCTGATCCATTGTCAAAAACAACTACATCTCGTGGAGTAAGGCTGGTCATGTTGAAAGTTTGGAAACCCATCTTTGCCTTGCTACATGCTAGACAGTTCATCCTGGAGTGTTCCTCACACAGAGAAAGATCTGTGGTAGAGGAGTACATCTTCTGGATTGTATTTAGAACATAGGGATCCTTTCTCGTATCTCCCATTCGGAAGGGGATAATCTTTCGCATTTCCGCGTCGGACAGGTTCATATGGAACAGGGTTTCCATTGAGTTGTCCAGATCTAGCCAAAAGACCCTTTCTACCCAAGGAATCTGCGCTACGGTTGCTGCCATTCTGGACTTGCCTACTCCCGAGTCTCCATACATTAGAATACTTTGATTCTTCGGAACTTCCTTATACTTCTTCGCTAGGGCTAGAAGGTCTATTGCCATTCTTCTCAATCTCCTGTTATGCAAGCTTTGCGTAACCTTGAATGTCAATCCAGTGATCTGGGAAGTTAGGATCACCTGCAAAGATTCTTGCAATTTTCTGCGCGATGTTATCTAGGGCTTCTTGTTGGACAAGTGTTAGGGCATCCCAGGTACTTTGCGCTCGGAAGTATATCTTCAAGGTCTGGGAGATAGGGGCTACGTCTTTGAATTCCCCGTGGGTTCCCTGCCGTTCTTCCAGAATATCCTTCTCTTCTGTCTCTGTAAAGGCTTGAGACTTGCTAAATTGCTCTGGTCCCATCCCACAATTGGCGGCTCCAAGTCCTGCCCAGTAACCTTGAGCAAAGGGCTTTGCCTTTTCCCACTCCCTGTCAGCAACTTGAACATAGGTCAGATCAAGAATTCCCTTACTTAGGTCAGCTTTTACCTGAGTGGTATCACCTCTTTTTTCATATTCGTCTTTCGTAGCGATTCTCATCTTAGTTTATCCTTTCCATGTGATCCTGAATCAAATCTTCCAGGTTGAAAACAAATTGATAATCCGTGGTATCTTCTTCAATTGCCTTCTCTTTGTCGAGGGCATGAAGGCCACAGGTTCCGAAATGGAAGCAAGGTTTGTTATACTTCAAACAGGCTGCTCCTCTTTGTGGGAAAATTCCCATAGCCTTCATCTTTCCTAGTCTTTCTACATCTAATCCCAATGTGATGAAGCAATTTAAGCGATCTTTTAGGGACTTTGCAAAGGTTAGTGGAAGGATCTGAGGCTGAAATCCGTTACCTGCCCCTACTCTTCCTACGAAATACTGCACATCATAGTCTGAGTAATCCTCCCCTACGATCTTGTCTAGGATAAGGCTATAAAAAATCAGCTGAAGGGAGTTGGCATAGACCGGGGAAAGGTCATGAATCGCCAGACCAGTAGTTTTAGCATCCCAGACCGCGTATTTCCCTGTATATTTATTCCTAACTGCCAGGTCCAAATAGCCTACAAAGTAGAAAGTCTCGTCGATATTTACTCGGAACGAGAGTTGGCTTGCAGGCTTACCATTGAAGGTAGCAACTTCCCAATCTTCTAGGAAAGTGTCCAGATAAGGGAAAGCTGCCTGAACCATGTTGATTGCTACAAGGTCTGTCTTTTTTATCGAGTCAGGAACCTCCACGCATTCGACTGATTTATCTTTCCTTAGTGTTACCTCTGGGTAAGCTAGCCAGGTTTCCCATAGAGCTTTTTCCTTGTCTTGATTTAGGATGTAGGAAACGCATCCAGCTTCAAAGGCGTGCCCGAAACAGAAGTTATCATTTACAGTCCGTTCATTCTCCCTTTCTAAAAGACGACTTAGCTGGAACTTGCGTTCGCAGGTAAGCATTTCCTCTAGGGCACTATGAGATAGTCGGATCATCTTCATTCTCCGGTATTCCGTTTTCAGGAATTTCAATAGCAAGGGTGGCTTTGTATGTATATTTCTGCTTTCTCAGGTCAAACTTCATTTCAAAGTTTGTTAGTCTCTTCGGCTTGTTCACATCTTCAGGTAGGATTCCATGCTTCATCATGGCAATTGCCGAGAGATAAGAGACAATCTGGAGATTATGAGTCTTACTTAGAGGCCAGGATTCGTAAGGGATATTATTTACTAGGGGTTGTAGAGGAAGAAATTCCGCAGGAGTCAAGGTGATCTGGATTAGTTTAATCATCATCATCCTCCAATGAGAGGTTCAACGAGAGGGGTACTTTTTCCTTCCCCTTTCGTGTTGCAGGAGTTTTTGTCTTGGCTTCTACTGCTACTGTTACCATTCTTTTAATAGAAGCCACTGCCATTCCCAAATCTTCTGGGATTAGGAGGGAGCAAGCCGCTGGGTTCTTCAGGAGCGTAACCCTTAGATCATCCATCTCTTCCTTTAAGTCTGTTCCTGAAAGGTCGGAAAGCTGCTGGATTCTGACTTGGATTTCGTGGGTTAGTTGCTTTTGTTGCTCAGTTATTTCCATTTTTCAAAGCTCCCCGTCAAAAAGAATCTCAACTGTTTCCTCTTCCTCATTATCGTGAAGAGGAATCATGTTGTCTGGATGGATTTTCTGAGCAAGCCCCAGTTTTTCCAGTTCTACTTCCAGTGCAAGGGCTGCGCGCTCTCTACTTTCTGCACATACTACTGCGGAAGTTCCGGATTGAAGAACAAATCCTTTGAAATTCGTGCAAGTGTAATACATTTTCTTTCCCCTTTCCTTATTCGTCTGTCAGTGAGATTGCCTTGATAGGAATGATTCTTTTCACTCGCACGGAAGCCGGCTTATGGATGGAGATAGTCAAATCTACCCAGCCTTCCCCTTCCTCGGAATTTTCATCTACTTCAAATACAAGCTTCTCTTTCTCCATTTCTATTCCGTTGTCGGAGGCTTTCCTCATTAAACGGCTCTTGTGATTCTTCACCCCATTTTTTACTTTCTGGATTTCAGAATGGGGAATGGTGATCCTTACAGGGGAGAGTAAAGCCTGTCCGTAAATATCTTCGAAAGTAATATCCTCTGTCCCTTCCCCCTCTTCATCCGGGAAAGGTGGAAATTCCAAATCATCTTCAATTGTCATAATAGTTTCTCCTGTTTTAATCTTGCAATGATATCTAAAACCTCCCCATGAGAAAGTCCCATGAGGTAGGCTATGTAATTTGTTACTGAATTGCCCTCATAAGGATGAATTTTCCTTCCTTCAACTGGCGTTCCATAGTGATGTTTATTCCCTAGGAGCCAGGTTATTATGTAGCTAGGGAAGTCAAAATGGTCACCATTTGTGGAGGGAAAGGGATTCTTGGAGCAAAGGATTATGCAGGCTTCTTTCTCACTCATTGTTCCTCCAATGATTATAGGCTATTAGGGGAGTGGCTCCTTTCCCTATAATAGCATGTCTGAGTAGGGAACTTAACGTATATGCACCATTAGTTGCTCTCACAAGGGGATATCTACAGCTGTAAGTTCCTTCTTTGACGGAGATATGTGGCTTCAACGCAACGTTATCTTTTTTCACAGAATATTCCCTCCTGCATTTGTAAGTTAGCATTAAAATATTCCACCTTTTCTCTGACGGAGTTCCCTTTGATTCTCGGGTTGGAGATTGCCTTATCTACCATGAACATTTTGCCAATGATTACTACTTGTTCTCTTGCCCTTGTCACTGCAGTATAAAGAAGTTCCCGGAATGCCATAAGACTATGATCCTTATGAAGAAGCAAAAACATTTTTCTCCATTCACATCCTTGGCTTTTATGAACTGTCAGAGCATAGGCGAGGGAAAAGCTGGACTCCGACAAATCACCTACCTTGGAAAGTTTAACTTCTTCCTCGGTATCTGTCAGGACAATTGTTACCACGGCAGAAGCCTGTCTGGAGAGTTCTTTAACATCCTCCTTATCCATTTCCTCCAGATTGATGTTAAAAGAGGCCAAGCCGCTATCTTCTTCATCCTGAGCTTCTAGGGAATTGGCACCAGCAAGATAATGGCCAAAGCGAGAGAGATGCTTTGAATGATGTTTCGGTTTCGGACTGCCACTGTATAAGCCGTTATGGGCTATCTCTTTGATGACCCCAATCTGTTTGTTGTACATGATTTTGTCACCGACTGCTACGTAGAGTTTCCGCACTCCTGCAATAATCTCCCATACATCTACATTAGGATTGATCAGGGAAGCCAGGCAGGAATTCACGTGGATTGAGCCTAGAGGCTGAACATTGAAAGGTGTCAGGAAAATGTCTTGTTCAGGATCGTACTTGCCTTGCTTGAGCCAGACTGCTACTTGATTCATGATTACTTGGCATTGTTTCCTTTGCCCATACTGAACGTCACTTTTTCCTTCCAAGACTTGAAAATCCACATCTGTCTTTACATTTTCCCCTTTAAGGATTCTATGTGCATTGTCTAGGATCGAAGAACCCTCAGCTTGCCGGTAGATTGTTTTCAGCTCAATGATCGGAAGCTGAACCAAGGCATAGTTTAGGATGGAAGGGCCGAATACGGGTGGGAGCTGATTAATGTCACCGATGAAAATGCACTGAGTTCCGGCTTGCATAGCATCGTAGATTTTCCCCCAGATTAGGAGGTCATTCATTGATGCCTCTTCGAACATTATTGTCTTTGTTGTAAGAGGATTACTTCTGGTTCTCTTTGGAACGAAACGCATGCTCTCCTTGTCCTTCTCTGCATCGAAGAAAAACTCGGGATAGTATTCTAGGAGATTGTGGTTAGTCGTCACGTTATAAAAGCATCTCTCTGCCAGGGTAGGATCTTTGCAGATTGCTTTTCTTGAATTTCCGGATGCAATTCTTGTGGGCGCTGAGATAGCAATTGCTGCGGATGTTATTCTCTGGGCTGTCCCTTGGATTCTGAAGTCATGGGTTTCATTCTCTTTCATTTGAGCAAGAAGGGCCAACATGATTCCACGTTCTACTGTGGTTTTACCTGAACCCGCTGCACCAATTAGAACGAAGCTTTTCCCTGACTTTGCAAGTTCAATTGCATTCAACTGGTCGGAATCATATTCTACAGACAGGGAAAAAGACTCTTTCTTTTCCTCTTTCCCTTTGTTCTCTTCCGAGAGCATGGAGACTATCATTGTCTTAGGGAAACTGCTTGCATTCGAAATGGGGGATTCCGACGGCTGCGCCGGAGGATGTTTCTTTGCTGCTATTGCTGCCAGTCTTTCTTTTATTGTCAGAGTCTTAACAGGTTGTTCAGTTTCTAGTGTCTTGGCTAGATTATTGTAAGAAGGGTTCTCAGCGACACTGGAGTTGGCCGCTTTCTTTTCCGCTAGGAGTTCTTTCCACGTTTTCATTTTAGGTTACCTTTCTTTCGTTTTCATTTTAGACATAGCCTAAACTCCTGTCTCTTATAC